TTTTAAAAAGGCATAGGGTGGGGTAATATATAAAAATTCCAGAACCTGAGGGTCTGCCATGGCATACGAACCTGCTGACATTGAACACGAACGATTACGCCTCGAGCTACGGCTCCAGCTCCTTGAAACGCACGAACGCGCAACGAGCAAATTTATCGACTTTTGCCAATACGTTTGGCCTGAAATGTTGGTCGGTGAGCACCATCGAATCATCGCGGACAAGTTTGACCGTGTGATTTCGGGCGAATGCAAGCGCCTGATCATCGCCATGCCCCCGCGCCACGGCAAGTCACAACTGGGCAGTTATCTGTTCCCCGCGTACCTGATGGGCCGTCTGCCCCAATCCAAGCTCATCGTCGGTTCGCACACCGCTGAACTGGCCCAACGCTTTGGCCGGATGATCCGAAATCTGGTCGACGACGAAAAGTACAAAGAGCTCTTCCCAAACATGCTCCTGTCTGCCGACTCCAAGGCCGCCGGACGGTGGAACACGGCCCAAGGCGGGGAAGCCTTCTTCATTGGTAAGGGCGGCGCGATGACCGGCCGAGGCGGCGACATCATCATTTTGGACGACATCTTGGACGAACAGGATGCCAACTCTGAAACCGCGATGGAAAGCACTTGGGACTGGTACGAATCCGGCCCTCGTCAGCGTTTGCAGCCCGGCGGCACGATTATCTTGATCAACACACGGTGGAAAACAGACGATCCTGCCGGCCGTTTGATCAAGATGCAGAAAAACCTCAAGGCGGACCAATGGGAGGTCTTGGAATTTCCTGCGATTTTGCCGTCTGGCAAGCCCCTTTGGCCGGGCTACTGGAAAATCGACGAATTGGAGAAGGTCAAGTTCTCCATTGGCCTGCCAAAATGGAACGCCCAGTGGCAACAACAGCCCACCAACGCAGAAGGCGCGATCCTGAAGCGCGAGTGGTGGCGCAAGTGGCAGTATTCGGAGCCTCCATCCTGTGAGTACATCCTGCAATGCATGGACACCGCCTACAGCAAGAAGGAAACGGCCGACTTTTCTGTGATTTCGACTTGGGGCGTGTTTCACCCCGATGCCGACTCGGGTCCAAACCTCATTTTGTTGAACGTCCGCAAGGGCCGCTGGGATTTCCCAGAGCTCAAACGCGTCGCACGGGACGAGTACCAGTATTGGAAGCCCGACAACGTCTTGATCGAGGCCAAGGCCACCGGAACTCCGCTCCAGCAGGAACTCCGAAAGCTTGGCATCCCTGTCACCATGTTCTCCCCCGGCGGCAGGCGCACCGGTCAGGACAAGATCTCGCGCGCCAACTCTGTTGCACCTATTCTGGAGTCGGGGATGGTTTGGTACCCTGAGGATCAGGAGTGGGCCGATGAGATGGTTGAGGAATGTGCTGCTTTTCCCAACGGAGCCAACGACGACCAAGTGGATACCGCGGTCATGGCTTGGAACCGATTCCGCCAAGGCGGGTTTATCTCGTTGCAGGATGATGATTGGGATGAGCCGGAGATCAGCAACGCCCCTGTTGAGTATTACTGATTTGGGCCATAAAATGTCTGCAACTCCCCTACCGGACCGCGGACCATGGCCAACGAACAACTCAACCAGCTACTCGACGAGGCATTGACTCGTCACACTGAAACTCTTGCTCAGTTCGGGGGCCCCGCTCCTGTGCACTTGGCTGAAGGTGGCATTCCCTATACCCCCACGGTCACGGTCAAAGGATCAGCCCGCGAGGAGCTGGACAAGATCAAATCGGACTATGACCTGTACAACGAGCAGGTGACCAAGTTCAACGACATCCAGAATGCGTACAAGGCGCAGGCGGAGGCGTACAACAAGGCTGCCACGGACTACAACAATTCGTTTGTGAAAAACAACGGCCAGATGGTCATTGCCGAGCAGAAGATGAGCACCCCTGCCAACGTCGGCGTGAAGGTCCCCAACGGCTATGCCTACTACACCGCCAACGACAAGGGCGAGCTGGCGGCCTACACGCCCACCCAAGATTTCAGCAAGGCAATCTACACGGCTGCCCCAGATGCGGCCGGGTTCTATATGGTCCGCACGGCGGACATCGCGGCTCCCGGAGCAATCCCTGTTGCCCCGACGGCCAAGGCCCCCACAGCGCCGGCCGTGACTCAGGAGCAGTACAACGCCAAGGCCGAGGCAGCAAAGAAGGATGCGAGCTTGCGCCAAACTGCGGTCAACGCAGCCTTTGATCCAGCGGCTTACGGCCTGAGCATGAACAAGCTTTTTGCCCATGGCGGCCCCGTCCACCGTGCCGAGGGCAGCTCGCAATCGGGAGAGGTTTCACGTGAAACACCTTTGACCGATGAAGAGATCGCAGCAGCGAGCCAACCAGCTTTTCTGACACCAAGCTCTGGCCGTGGCCGCCAAGCAGGCCCTGTCAGCCAAGCTCTGAACTCTGGCGAAGCGTACCCCGCCATTGCACGCGGCGTGTCGGAGACCCCGTACAACCTCGTTGGTGCTCCGGTAGATCTGGCCACCATGGCCATGCGCCCGTTTGGCTACAAAGAAGAAAAGCCGATGATGGGCAGCGAGTGGATCAAGGAGAAGATGACACAGATGGGCGTGCGCCCCGGCCAAGAGGCCAACGCTGCTTTGCAGGGGTTCCGCACCATGGGCGAGCTCGGCGCGTCGGCCGTGAACCCCGGACCTGTGGCCGCCAAAGCAGGCAAGGTAGCGGAAAAGGGAATCGCTGCTGCCGGCAAGGAAGTCGCGCGCCAAGTGCTGCGCGGCATTGAAGGCGAAGGCATCTTGAAGAGCGTCAGTCCTCCCATGGCTTACGCTGTTAAGCCCCGCGGCGGCACATTCGCAACCTCTGGTTCGCTGGACGCCCCACCCTTGTCCAAGATGGATGAGATGCTGGACAGCTACGCCACGCGCGCGCAGCAAGAGGTGCCAGAGTCGAGCAAGGACATCGTCAAGGAGTTCATTGACAAGAAGGCACGCAAGTACTTCACCACGGAATACGGCACAGGTGACGACGCTCTGCGCAACGCCATCCGCACCGGCGACATGCCTATCATGGGCCGTGACGTGGAGCGGTTCCCGCCTTACCTCTTGCACGCCGCCAAGGATGCGAACGTGCCCGGCCATGAGATGGCCAAACAGCATCTGGAAAAAGCCTACGACAACGCCACCAACTTGGAAGGCCACGTGCTGGGCTTGGTCAACTCCTCCGACGCCGACGCGCGCCGCATGTTCCAAGAGCACATGCGTCAGACCCGTGAGCAGCAGCGCCAGCTCATGTCGGCTGAAGGCGTGCCAAACGCTTTCCAAAACGAGTCCCTGACCAGCCACACCCTGTCGGATCTGGAAGCCTACCCATCCACCACCCGCAGCATTCGTCGTCTGATGGAAGCCGGGGAGCAAGGCACTCTGCCCTCGGGTGTGCAAGGTGCGATGCAGCGCCAGCAGCCAATCTACGACGTCACCCAGCCCTACATGGAGTTCTTGAACCCCCGCACGGTGGCCGAGAACATTGCAGCTCTGCCGCCCAACAAGCTCAAGAACATGAGCTTTGCTGATGCGATGGTCGAGGGCAGCAAGAAGTTGCAGGTGTTCCGTGACTACGACACCGCCATTGCCAAGGCAGAGCGCGGAGGCAACTTGCCCAAAGAGGTGACCGAGCTGTACACCAAGCCGTTCTTGAAGGGCGACACCGGCGAATGGCGTCAGATCACCGAACCGCGCGCCACGGATCTCGAAGGCAAGCTCATGGGCCACTCTGTTGGAGGCTACCGCGATGGCGAAACCTACGGCACGACCTACACCGGTTTGCCCTATGGCGGCAAAAAAGCTTTCGAAGAAGGCTTAGTCAAGGTATATTCGCTGCGCAACGACAAAGGTCAGCCGACCGTGACGCTGGAGATGGCCAAATCGGACGGAGGCAAGGGCGACAAGTGGAACATCACGCAAATTCGTGGTCCATTCAACTCGGAGCCAGCCAAAAACCAGTGGGACGACATCTTCAAGATGATCGACAAGGGTGGCGACCACATCGGAACCATCAAGCAAAACAGCTATTCGATGGATCGCACCGGTCAAGGCGTCCCACAGGGGACTGTTGTAGACTGGGGCCGCGAGTACGACAGCTGGAAAAACGGCATACCATCAGAGAACTATGCCAAGGGTGGTAGCGTAGAACGCAAAACTAGCGATAATCGCAGATATCTGTAAGGAATTCCCATGGCTATTGAACGCAACATCAACTCCGATGACTTGCCTGCAGGCGAAGCACTGATCGCATTCGACAAAGCGGCAGAAATGCCCGACATCGAGATCGAAATCGATGACGAAGGCGGTGCAACCGTCAACATTGGCGAGAAAGAGGACGAAAAAGTTGGGTTCGATAGCAACTTGGCCGAGGTCCTTGACCCGTCAGTGCTTGCAACGCTCTCCGGCGACCTGCAATCTCTGTTCGAAGCCGACCAATCCTCTCGCAAAGAGTGGGAAGAGCAGTACAGCAAGGGCCTGAAGCTGCTTGGCTTCACGTTTGAAGAGCGCACCAAGCCATTCAAGGGCGCGTGCGGCGTGTCTCACCCACTTTTGACCGAGTCCATCGTTCAATTCCAGTCCACTGCGCTCAAAGAATTGATGCCAGCGGGCGGTCCAGTGCGTACACAAGTGCTGGGCAAGGAAACACGCGAGAAGTTGGCGCAGGCAGACCGCGTGCGCGACTTCATGAACTACCAAATCACCTCGGTGATGGAAGAGTACACGCCTGATTTCGACCAAATGCTGTTCTACGTCGGCTACGGCGGCTCTGCATTCAAGAAAATCTACTTCGACGAGAACAAACAGCGCATGGTGAGCCAATTGGTGCTCCCAGACAACCTGTATATCCCGTACAACGGCTCGTCAGTGATGAGCGAATGCTCACGCATCACGCACCGCGTGTTCATGACCACCAACGACTACCAAAAAGCGGTTGTTCGTGGCCAATACCTTGACAATGCGATGCCCACCACCTCGGGTGAAGCCGGCCAAAGCATCATCAAGAAGGAAGTCGACAAAACTGTGGGCGTGCAGCCCAACTCGACCGAAGAAGAGATGTCTTTGCTCGAGTTCCAAGTTGATTTGGACCTCCAAGGCTTTGAGCACAAGGACAGCGACGGCGAAGAGACAGGTATTGCCCTGCCATACATCGTCACATTGGACGAAACCACGGGTGACGTGGTCGGCGTGCGTCGCAACTGGAAAGAAGGCGACGAAAACTACGCCCGCAAGCAGTACTACATCCACTATTTGCTCGTTCAAGGTCCCGGCGCGTACGGTTTGGGCTTCTTGCACCTCATCGGCGGCCTCACCAAGACATCTACAGCTGCTTTGCAGCAACTGATCGACTCAGGTACCCTGTCTAACCTGCCAGCAGGCTTCAAGGCCAAGGGCGCACGTATCATGAACGATGACGTGCCTCTGAGCCCCGGCGAATGGCGCGATATTGACGTTGGCGGCGCTGATCTGCAGTCCTCCATCCTGCCTTTGCCATACAAAGAGCCAAGCCAGACGCTCATGGCCCTGTTGGGCTCTTGCGTGGACTCCGGTCGCCGCTTGGCCAGCATCACCGACATGCAAGTCGGCGACAGCAACCAGAATGCTGCCGTGGGCACGACCATCGCCTTGCTCGAAAAGGGCAGCGCGGTCATGTCGTCCATCCACAAGCGCATGCACTACAGCCAGCGTCTGGAATTCAGCTTGTTGGCCAAAGGTTTTGGCGAATACCTGCCAGACGAGTACCCATACGACGTGCCCGGCGAGAGCCGCTACATCAAGAAGCGCGACTTTGACAAGCGCGTGGATGTTCTGCCCGTCTCTGACCCCAACATCTTCTCTGTGGCCCAGCGCATCACCATGGCGCAGACACAGCTGCAGCTCGCTCAGAGCGCACCGCAGATGCACAACATGTACGAGGCCTACCGCCGCATGTATGAGGCCATTGGCGTGCGCGATATTGACGAATTGCTGAATGGCTCCAACGTGGACAAGCCAAAGGACCCTGCAAGCGAGAACGCACAGGTTCTGGACGGTGTGGCGCTCAAGGCTTTCGCCGGCCAGCAGCATGACGCCCACATCATGGCCCACATCATGATGGGCTTGTCACCATTGGTGGCCAGCATGCCAAACGTGGCCGTGAACCTGCAAAAGCACATCTTCGAGCACATCAAGCTCAAGGCCGAAGAGGAAGTCGAAGCCGAATTGTTCCGCCAGTACGGCACCGACAACAACAACATGATTTCTGCGTTGCAACGCGAGGCCATGATTGCGGTCAAGACAGCCGAGTTCTTCCAAGAAGCCAAGCAACTGCAGACACAGATGCAAGGCAGCCAAGAAGATCCATTGGTGGGCCTCAAGAAGCAAGAGCTCGAGCAAAACGCCAAGCGCAATCAAGACAAGACGCAGCTGGAGCAACAGCACCTGCAACTGGATCAGCAGCGCGAGCAAGCCGATCAGGCACAGGACGCAGCCAAGCTGCAGCTGGACCGCGAGAAGCTCGCCGCCCAGCACGGTGTGCAACACCGCCAAATCGACCAACAAGGAGCACAGCATGCCAACCAACTCACGCACCAAGCCATCCAAAACGCGCAAGCCCTCCAGCAGCAAAATGCTGACCGGATCGCCCAAGCGAACCAAGCCGGCCAGCCCCAAATCTGAGATTAAGTACGTTTTTAGAAAAGATGCGTTCAAAAAAGTAAAAATTGCGTAACTTTTTGTGCATAATGTGCACACAACCCTCGGACAGGGGTCCTTCTGTCTGCTTCATTGGAGTTATCCATGCTTGAGTTTGTAGAAAAACTGCACAGGGCCATTCGCGATCTTGAACGTGAGACGCAAGATATCGTGGTGTCCGGAAAAGTGCGGGACATGGAGCAGTACAAGCACCTTATGGGCCGTCTTGAGGGTTACCGCTTTGTGAAGGAAAGCCTGAATGGGCTTCTTCGCAATAACCCCGACTTACAAGAGGACCTAAGATGACTGAACTGACCCCATTGGAGAAAAAGTGGGCAGAGGAACAAGCCGCTGCAGAGCTCGCTGCTGTAGAGAAGGCCAAAGCCGATGCCATTGCCACTGAAGAGGCTCGTCAAGAGCATCAACAGCAGGTGTCTGATATCAAATCACATTTGCCGCAAGCCACAGGCTGGCGCGTGATTGTGTTGCCGTACCGTGGTGCTCGCAAGACCAAAGGCGGTATTGAACTTTCTGATCAAACCCTCGAACGCCAACAATTGACGACCACGTGCGCGTATGTTCTGGCTGTGGGTGACCTCGCGTATCAGGACAAGGAAAAATTTCCTACAGGTCCATGGTGCAAAGAGGGCGATTGGATCATCTTTGGCCGCTACGCGGGTGCGCGCATGGCCATTGACGGCGGCGAGATTCGCATCTTGAACGATGACGAGATCTTGGCCACGATAAAAGACCCAGAAGACATTCTGCATATGTGAGGTGAGCAATGGCAACTTTAATGAACGATGATCAGCTGGAATTTGACTTAGGTGCCGATGAGAAGGCCACCGATGTCTCTGTCCAGAATGAGGTGACCGAAGACAAGGGGGCGCAAGCTGCCCCTGTTGTCGAGACCACCACTGAACAACAACAAAACAACGACACTCGTAGCGAACTCGAGACAGTCAACGACGCGGTGCAAAAGCGCATCTCCAAGCTGACTGCCCGCATGCGCGAAGCGGAACGCCGTGAGCAGGCCGCTATCGAGTACGCCAAGGGCCTGCAAACACAGACACAAACGCTGCAACAACGCCTCGTCCAGACTGACTACAGTCGCCTGACCGAAGCCAAGGCACGCTTGGATACCCAGCAGACACAGCTGCGCCAGATCATCATCAAGGCACGTGAAGAAAACGACGTGAACACTGAGATCGAAGCGCAAGAACGCTTGAATGCTTTGTCCCAAGAGCAGCGCCAAGTATCTGGCTGGTTGCAAAACCAAGAGCAAGAGCATCGCCAGCAGCAGGAACGCCCTGCGCAGCAACAGCCTGCTCAACAGGTGCAACAGCCTGCTCGTCCAAGCCCTAAGGCAGAAGACTGGGCCGCTCGCAACACTTGGTATGGCCAAAACCGCACGCTGACGTACGGTGCTTGGGGCATCCACCAAACACTCGTTGAAGAGGAGGGGGTTGAACCCGACTCAGAAGAGTACTATACTGAATTGGACCGAAGACTTCGTGATGAATTTCCGAAGCACTTTGCGGGCGAGCAATCGTCCAACCAAACCACCAGACAACAGCGTTCCGCGCCTGCTGTTGCACCTGCTACCCGTAGTTCGGGAATAAATAGTGCGCGCCGAACTGTCCGGTTATCGCCGAGTCAGGTTGCTATTGCAAAAAAACTGGGTGTTCCTCTCGAGGAATATGCCAAGTACGTAAAGGAGTAAGAACATGAGCAAAGACATCACTATCGATCGTGCAACCCGCAGCACTGCAACACGTGTTAAGGAAGAACGTCGCAAGCCATGGGCACCACCCTCACGTCTTGACGCACCACCTGCGCCTGAAGGTTACGAGCACCGTTGGATTCGTGCAGAAGTCAACGGCCATCAAGACAAACAAAACGTGTATTCCAAGTTGCGCGAAGGTTATGAACTCGTTCGCTTGGAAGAGTTGCCTGAGGAATATCAGGCAATGCTCCCTACACTGGATGACGGAAAACACGCTGGCGTGGTTTCAGTTGGCGGACTCATGCTTGCACGAATCCCCAAAGAGACCCTCAAAGAACGCGCAGAGTACTTCCGACGCAAGGCGTATGATCAGTTGACGGCAGTGGACAACGAGATGATGCGTGAGAACGCTCACTCTTCAATGCGAATTCAATCACCCGAAAGAAGTTCGCGCACAACTTTCCGTCAGCCGCAAGGTTGATAATCCCAAACTCTTAGGAGCTACAAATGGCAAATACAAACAAGCCTTTTGGCCTGCGTCCCATGGGTAACCTGTCTGCTACTGGTGCACAGAAGCAATACGGTTACCAAATCGCAGACAACCAATCCGGCGCAATCTACCAAGGCGACTTGGTCGTCGTCTATGACGGCTACATCATCAAGTACGACCCAGCAACACATGCCGCCCCAACAGGCGTCTTCAACGGCTGCCAGTACGACGATCCCACACGTGCTAACAAGCCAACATGGAAGAACTACTACCCCGGTAGCATCAACATCACCACCGGCATCATCGCCTGTGAAGTGTTGGATGACCCAAGTCAGTTGTTCATTGTCCAAGCTGACGGTGACGTTGCTATTGCCAACATTGGCAAGAACGCTGATCCAACCGCTTCGACAACTGGTAGCACCACATCTGGCGTGTCTGCAGGCTCTTTGAGCTCTGCTTCTATCGCTAAGACAGCTGCCTTGACATTCAAAATCGTAGGTTTGTACGAAGCACCGGGCAATGCCTTTGGTAACTACGCACAAGTCGTTGTAAAACTCAACCAACACCAGTACGGTAGCGTCGGTGTTGCATCTGACGGAGCATAATCATGGCTATTACACGTTCCCAACTGGTTAAAGAGCTGGAACCCGGCCTGAACGCTTTGTTCGGCTTGGAGTACAAGCGTTACGAAAACGAACACGAAGAAATCTTCGCGATCGAAACTTCTGACCGCGCATTCGAAGAAGAAGTTATGTTGACTGGCTTCAGCACCGCTCCAGTGAAAACTGAAGGCGCTGGCGTGTCATATGACAACGCAATCGAATCGTACACAGCACGTTACACCCACGAAACCATCGCTATGGCGTTCGCTTTGACAGAAGAAGCCGTTGAGGACAACCTCTACGACCGTCTGTCTGGCCGTTACACCAAGGCTTTGGCTCGCTCGATGGCTAACACCAAGCAGGTCAAAGGCGCTTCCGTGTTGAACAACGCCTTCACTGGCGGTCAATACGCTGGCGGCGACGGCGTGGCTTTGTGCTCTGACGCTCACCCCACTGCTTTGGGCCCTAACTTCAGCAACACTCCTGCTGTCGCAGCTGACTTGAACGAGACTTCTCTCGAGCAAGGCATCATCGACGTGGCAGCGTTCACTGACGAACGTGGCTTGCGCGTGGCATTGACCGTCCGTAAGATGATTGTTCCTAAGGAACTTCAGTTTACGGCCGAGCGTTTGATGAAGTCCACATTGCGTACCAGCACTGCTGATAACGATGTGAACGCCATCAAGTCTATGGGCTTGGTCCCAGAAGGCTACGCTGTCAACCACTTCTTGACAGACACCAACGCATGGTTCTTGATCACTGACGCACCTAACGGTCTGAAAATGTTCGAGCGTTCACCAATCAAAACTGCCTTCGAAGGCGACTTTGACACTGGTAACGTGCGCTACAAGGCCCGTGAGCGTTACAGCTTTGGCTGGTCTGACCCACGTGGTATCTACGGTTCTCCCGGCGCGTAAGCATCGGAAACCAGCAAAAGGGGCCTTCGGGCCCCTTTTCTTTTTCTGTGGATGGTGTATATTCAAACCATTCCGGGAATTTTCCGGTGCGCTGACAGTCCCGGCTGACGACATGCAGACAGACGCACCACAACTCGCATGTGAGGAAATTTATCATGGCACGCACAAGTTTTTCTGGCCCAGTCGCATCTGACAACGGCTTTCTCGGCACTTTCACTGGCAACGTCGTCGGTAACGTCACAGGTAACGTGACGGGGGACGTCACCGGCAAATTGATTGGCCAAACCCAAAACAACTACCAAAACCTGTCGGGCGCTGGCGCTGCCAACTTGACCACAGGTGTGACCTTCTGTACATCTACTGGCGCTGGCCAAGTGGTGACTTTGGCTAACGGCACAGCCGGCCAAGCCGGTCTGGTCAAGACTTTTGTTCACGTGACTGACGGCGGCAGCGTCGTGATCACCCCAGCTACAGCTTCTGGCTTCACCACTGAGACCTTGGCCGCCGTTGGCGACTCGGTCACGATGATGTTCACAGGCTCTGCTTGGGTAGTCATCAGCAAAAACATCGCTTAATTAGGAGCCTACCATGGGCTTTCAATTTGACGTAAAAGCGAAGACGATGACCAGTACCGGTGCTACCGGTATTGGTCAGCCTCGCGCTCGTATCAAGGCGGTTTACTTCGTTCCCGGCAACGCCACTGGTTCTGTCTCCTTCAAGGATGGCGGTTCCGGTGAGACTGAGCTGTTGAACTTCGCAACTCCTGCCAACACGACAGGGACAGGCTGTATGTACGCCCTGATCCCCGGTGACGGTGTCCGCTTTGAAGCAGACCCTTACCTCACTCTGACAAACGTGACCTCGGTCACATTCTTCTACGGCTAAGGAGTCCATCATGGGACGTGCAGCAAAAATGTCAATTCCTGAATATCAAGGCGAAGTTCAGCCCGGCGCGAACAAGCAAGATATGGGTAAGGGCGGTCCAAAACAAACACCTCGCAAGAACTACCAAGCCCCAAGTGGCTCAGTGGCTCCTCGCGGTGTTGGCCAAGCCCGCAACAAGCAGTGCAAGATGTACTAAGGCGCTGCCATGAAAGCATGGAACTGCTAA